CAGCGATCGAGTGACCAAAGATTGCGTGCGGCTCTGGATCTGGGCAAAACAGCGCAAACGGCGCGTGATCTACAACGTAATCTTTTAGAACAAAGCAGTCTCTGCCTATGCACTCAATGCAACGCAGTTCCGCAATGCCGTCACCGTCGCGATCAATACGCATATAAATACGCATATATTTTACGCGTCGGAGCGCCGGATCGTCATTATCTGTTGGAAAATATGTTCCGCGATTACGCTCAAAATCTTCCATTTGAGCGATCCAGAGATTGTCCTCTCCAGGCGAGCCGTGTTCTAAAACGTCTTCCTCGTTGTAACCCATCTCGATGAGCTCTGAGACGGTAACAAGGTCGCGATATCCAACAAGATCGAAGAATTTATCTGTGTCTCTCGCTCGGCGATCGCAAATAAAGCATTCGGGAGGAAGAGCTCTTACTCGATATTTTCTTTGCTGATCAACCAGCCTTACGCGCACCGTATAGGTCTGCTGGTAAGGGGGAATAATCTGCTCAGCTATAATATCAAGAAATTCAACGCCTGGGTTTTGCTGTTGGAAAAGGGTGATTTCCTCGTCCAGCAATCCAGAAAATTCTTTTTCAATTACGCGGTCTTCGCTCTCTGCCCACCAAGTTACGATACCGAGTTTTTTTAGTAGAGCATCTTTAAACGCACTATACAGGATCTGAAATCCTGGGTTCATATCGTTAAAGACAAAATTAATTGCGTCACTTGCCTGATCAGCAATTTTAACGTCTTCAGCCGTTCGCGGCATATATTCAACGATGCGTTGACCTGATGTAAAAATCCTCATCAGGCTAGGCATAATTGATTGGATCGTGTCTCTAACCTCAGAGAGAACTACCTGAGATCGGCCAGCTTCCTCGTCCCCAAATGGAGCTGCGCGATAATACTCAGCCGCTTGAACGCGAGCTGGCGTAATTAGCGTGTCAATATATGTCTCAGCCGCCTGGACGGCGATACCAACTCGATTTTGAAATTCTGTCTCATCGAGTGGATTGAGTTTCTGTCTAATGTCGGAATTGCCAGGGCCGTAAGAATTATTATTCTCTTCTTCGTCCTCGTCATCCTCAACGCCAATATCTTCTACTGCATCCTCGTCGCCTAGCTCTACGGGAGCAGTGTCAAGATATGCAGCCTGTCCCGCATCCATCGGTGACGGGGATGCGCGGCGGCGTCTTCTACGAGCCATTCAATTTCCTATTTTAACAGATTGCTACGCCGCGTCTTAAGGGCTTGCCAGGGAGCCACTTGAGCGCCCTGCCGCCAACTACGGCTGCTTGTCCCGCAAAGGTTAAACAGAGCGCGTCCGCAATATCGGGAGATCTCATTCCCCGCCGCTTCATCTCGCTTTTGCCTTCGACTTTAATTTTACCGTTAGATGTAAAGCTATATGTCGGGCCTAAGAGCTCAGCTCTCAAATCAGCGTCTTTTGGTATCTTTACTGCCCTGGTATCCAACCAATCTTTTACAGCAATCCAGAGCTCATCTCTTAACCTTGCTGCAGACTGATTTAGCGCGACACTTTCCGAGACATTAACGTCTCGAACATTGTGGCCAAGTTCACGCAGGCGATCAGCAACGCCACCGCCAAGACCAATGCTATCCACACAAATCTCGTAAGGATGATCGATGCTAGCCTCGTGAACAATTCTGCCCACCGTCCCCATCAGATCTTCGCCTGACCAGAATTTGTAACCCAGAGCTACGTTTCCGCGTCTCTTGAAAATTACAGTCCTATCAGATCCAAAACGCGCAACGTCAACGCCGTAAATTAACGGCTCTTCAGCATTCAGAACGATGTCTCGATTTTGCGCCGTATCAACCAGATCAGCCGCAATCAGACTATCATCGTCACGTAACGCAAACTCGCCGAGCACTCTTACTCGAAAGGCGTTTGAGCCCTCTCCATAAGTCGCCTTAATCTGCTCGATAAAGTCTCGGCTAACCAGAGGATTGTCTAAACAGCTTACGTGGAGCGTTTTCCAATCACTTGATAGTTGATGATGCGTTTTAAAAAATAACCCAGTGTTTCTTGTTGGGTTTCCGATTAGAACGGTCGTCGCCTCGTGGCCCGACATCGAGCCGGCTGCGCTTTCAAAGACCGCTTCTGGAATAGCTGACGCCTCATCGCAAATAAGGAGAACGTGCTCAGAATGCACGCCAGCAAGAGCTTCTGGACGTTCTGCACTTGATGTCCTCGCGCTTATAAAGGAGCTCTCTGGAGCGCCCTTAGAAATTATGCGATCGGTAAAAACGTCGATGCTTTCTCGTAAAGGTTCGGGCAATTTATTTGCCCAGTGTTTTACCTCTGAGAAAAGCGCATCAAATAATTGGCCAGCAGTTGGTGCAGTGCAGACGCTCTTCTGCGGCATCCGCGTCATCATATGCCAGATTAACGCAACCGCGCAGACTGCAGACTTTCCAACGCCGTGGCCAGCTCTGACAGATATTCTTCGCTCGCCTTTGGCAAGCAGTCCTAAAAACTCTTCCTGCCAAGGTAGAGGCTCAAAACCTAAAACATTCTTTGCAAATAAAACGGGCTCGTCGCGGTAGGCCTCGATGAATGTCTCTAAGGCCTCATTCAGATCTGCCACTTGACTATTGATCCCTAAGTATCATAAGATAATTGGTCAGGAGATCGTTATGACAAAGCTAGAATTGCATAAAAACATTATGGACAATGTTTGGAGCCTTTATGTCCAGGCATCCGTAGATGCAAACTGGATTGCTATGCCAGAGCATATTGAGAAAATTCACGATAAGATTAACGAGCTAGTTTTAGAAGCAGTCGGGCTTAAAGACCATTAACAGAAGGCTGCTCAGTGCTATTTGCACCGTAAGCGCCGGCTCCTAATAACCCAGCCATTCCATAAAGTGGCATTCTACGCGTTACTAAACCTTCGACAATTTTATCAGGATCTTTTCCTGTAACGCGGCGCGTTCTTTCGATCGCCTCGTTTAAAATCTGTATCATTGGCTTACCGGCAACGCCTTTTTGCCCAAACCAGCCAAGCTCTTGAGCATTAACGGGCGCCATACCTAATTGACCAGCGACATCGTGAACTGATTGCTCAGCAGGTGAATACCATTGTGGTAATCCCTTGCCGCCTTCAGCCTTTGGATGGATCAACTCCATCATTTGCTCGTCAATAGTAGCTTTATCTTTATGGCCCATAAAATTAGCGGCAAAGTCAAACCTTTTTGGATTTGCAGTAGCCGTAATACCCTGGCCTTGATTAATCATTTTATCGTATTGAGATAAGTTACCAGTAGCGTATCTACCGCCTATCGGCGCGTGCAACTCGTGTGCAGCCTGCGGTAGTCCCTGGCCATTTTGACGCATAAAATTAGCGTAATGCGTCATCAATAGATTTGACGTTGGATCCATACCGCCAGTAGTAGCGGCCATCCCTTGTGCAAAATCTGTTTTAAAGGCTTCTCGACCAGCCTGCTCTCCGAGATGATCTATATAATTCTTTTCAAGCTGACCCATCGCATACCAATCCCAGGCATTCGGATCACCTTTCGCCTTTTCTATGGCGTTTATTAATCTGCCGCGGGTGGTATCGTTGTTATATAATTGAGTAAATTTATCGATCGTTTCCTGCTTTTTCGGAAGCGCATCCGTCAATGTATTGCCAAGTAATGGATAATTATTGGCATCTACATAATAACGGTCGGAAACCTTAAAATAGGGATCATAGCGGTCGGCGTTAATGTCCTTTTGAGCACTAGCGCGCACTTTCATAACCGCTTCAGCTTCTGGCGATTGAACCTTGCCAATATAATCTTTGCCGGTTTTAGCATCGACCATTAACGCGCCAGGCAACCGATCAGGATATTGAACAGCCATCTTGGCTTGATCATACCCAGGAGACACAGCTGATGCAGCCTTCGCCGCCTTACCAACCTTAGTAGCAGCCGGTATCGCCATAGCCATCTTGGCGCCAGCGCCCGCCTTCGCCAACATTCCAACGCCTGGAATTACACCAACGCCCTGCAACAACGCGTCTAAATAATTCCCGCCAGATACATTCTCACGAAGTGAGGGGCTACCAAGTAAGCCAGCCGCATCCGCTACCGCGCCAGGCGTCGTCATCCCTGCAGCCATCCGGCCAAAATTCGCAGCCGTATCCCATCCACCTTGCGGATTATACTGCGGCAATTGCGGATCTTCTGGATCGTCCAAAAGACCGCGGATGAAACTCTTTGACGCCATTATTTCCTAACATCTGGAGGTAGCCAGCAACACAGCTAGAGGTCTGTGCGGAGTAGGTGATGAGCCTCGCTGGCTACCAATTATGATCTCGGCTCTTGAGCCGGCTGCTACCAATAACGATTTAATTTTTATTTTTTAAACGCTCACGATACCGACGCTGCTTCTCAGCCGGTGTAAGAGCGTTACCGTTACCGCGTGACTTGGTAACATCACGAGTAACTGCGTTACCGTTACTTATTTTAAGTAACGCTATCTGAGCCTTCAGAGCGCTTACTTCAGCAACAAGCGCATCAAACTCAACGCGGCTTATGCCACTATCTACAGGTTCCGTCAGGCTGCGAGTACGCGTCGAAAGCCTGTCCTGCGCTTTTGGAAGAGCGTTGCCGTAAGCGTCAAAGGAAGATTTAAGAGACATTTTTTTATATTTTTTTTAGAGATAGTGGGGGTGTGTTTCTGCAACCGCACCCGCCGGTGGTCGGCCCCAGGGGGGGCGTCGAGGCCGGCGCAGCCCTGGAGCGCGCCGATCCCCGCACACAGTCACGCAACACTACACAACACTTACGCTAAGTGCTTGATATCGAGTCAGTTACAACATTGCGTCACACAGCTTAGAGAGCTGTCTATCGTGGTGTAACGTCTTTGTAGTCCGTCTCTATTACCTGTTGCCTCGATGCTTTAGCCTGATCAGCCAGGCGCATCAGAACGCTCGCGTGCGCGTCTGCAACGGTTATCTGTTGGTTGATATCAACGCGCTGCGTATCACCCCACACCTTTGGATTTGTGTGAGCTGCGTGCCATTTGCGCGCATCTAATTGCACTCTCGCTTTAGCTGCGTCAGTGCAAGTGTCGGCGATTAATATTGTTTCGTCGGCGTAAACGTGAGCCTGCATTTCTCTAGCGTGCGCGTAATCGCGGCGAAAGTCCTCGTGCTTCGACAACCACCGAAATATCGTTGTCGGATCTGGCAATCCCTCTTCTCTGAGTTTCTCTGGCACAAGTGGATTACCCTTGATCAGATACTCACAGATCCGTTTAGCCATCTCTTCGCTATATAGGCTAGGTCTACCTGTCTTAGCCTTCTCTACGATCTTGTTAGCCTGGCGCCCTAAACTTTGGGTATCCCCTGTTTCCTGGGCTTTCCGGCTGATCGTGTCCAGCGTGTCATCTGCCTCATCTACCGGCGCAATCTCTAAGCTCGCTATGTTGAGCTTCTTATTAGGCTTTATCTTGATGCGTTGCTTGGGCGCCGCTTTTTTTGACCCAGCCTCAAGTATCAACCTCTGCGAGCGCGTCAATTTTTGAGGCTCAGCAGTTGATGCTTTCGTATCAGTCATCTGATTGCTCAGCAGCCCTTCTTTGATCCCTTAGAGCTCATTGATTTGCCGCTCTGCTTAGATCCATAAGCGCCCTTGCTCGGCGCCATAACTTTTGAGCCGCTAGCCTTCTTCATTCCAGCTGCAGGCATCTTTGATTTCTTCATCATTGCTCCAAATAAAAATCCCGCCGGCGTTTCCACCAGCGGGAGATTTCAGAACCGCCTTGCGGCGATTTGCATAATGTCTCACAAAGGCCGGTCGGCCTCAAGCATAATCAATCATTTGGCGTAGTTGCCAACGGGCTGTTGGTAACTTGACCAACATAACTTCCATCAGAGCCATACACAAATGTGTTGCGTCCCGCGTTTGCAGTTGAACCAACGTAGCTTCCATCTGAGCCGTAAACGAAATTGTTGTTCTGGCCAGCTGGCGCCATTGTCCCAAGGTATGCCCCATCAGCGCCATAAAAATTTGAATTGCCAGCAAATGCTACTGAACTGCAAAGCGCAAAAGCTATAATCAAAATGTAACGCATTGTTTTGACTCCTTGTTTTGATTTCTGCCTGAGTTAGATCTGGTTCATTTAATATCTGTGATTTAATGAACCGCAAGGAAAAAGGGGCCGAAGCCCCTCTGTTTATTTTGCAAACCAAATGTCTGGGATGCGATTGTGACGACCGCTACGGCTGTCAAAACCAAAATTATATCTTTCCCAAGCTTCGCCTGTTGTAGGATCAATCTGATTGCTAATTGTAGCGCCCCAAAGCTTTGTTCCTGTGCGATAACGGCCAACAAATCCGTGAGCAACAATGTAACCATTTCCTAAAAACGCAGGCACAGTTTTTGTTTCTTTGCCAATTGTAGCTTCTACTGTTCCATCAAATGTGCGGCCATTTATCTCAATTTTTTCGGCTTTAAAGCTGTTGCGGTTGATTATTAGATCGGTCATTTGCTTGTCTCCATCTGCTGTGATACCTTTAGATCATATATGATACTTAGGTGTCAATAGAGGATACAAAGAAATTGATCACACCCGCACAAATTCGCGCAGCCAGGCAGTTAATTAATATGTCTCAACACGAGCTCGCCGAGCTTGTGGATCTGTCCGTGGTGACGATTAAGCGCGCAGAGAGCGAGCGTGAGGTTCCAATATCCTCTGAGACTGTAGAATTAATCAAAGAAACACTAGAGGCCAACGGCATCGATTTTATCGGCGTCGTCGGCGTAAAAGTTAAGGCTTAGATATCTGGCTTTTTTTCTACCGTTACCGTCGCCAGGCACTTAGTAACCAGCGACCTCTCAACCTTCTTGATCTCGTCTTTAGCCCTCACACAGGCAGTCATATCGTAGAACTGGACGATATAGCTGCCCTGGAGATGTATGACGAGCATTATCACAGGAGCGATCGTCATCGATCCCTCCTGATCGTTACAGCGGCCGCACAGAAACCAATTATAGTTCCGGCTGCGTAGCCCAACATTACAGCTGCCAGCCATTGATCTGATGTCATTGTGTCGCCCTCACATAGCAAAGGCCATTTGGCTGACAAAAATGCATAACAGGCATTTCGAGAACAGCCTTTTGAGGTGGATCAAGCAGGCGGTGGAGGATCGTCGCGCCAAGTAACAGCGCGACAATCCCAAGCAGAAAGACGAGCACTGCCGCCTCTGCAAATGCTACGACCTCTCTCACGCAACCTTCTTAGCTACGTTCTGAGCTAACGGCGGCAGCTTGAGCTCAACCTCTGGCTCATCAACGCCCATTAGCGCATCAGCCAGTTTCTTCTCAATGTTATCGAGTCGCGGATTGGCTGGCGCCTGAACACTGGACGTTAGCGGATAGTGCTCGCGGCCTGGATCAATCTCGCTGACCTGGGCCAGCTGTAGGATCTGAGCAATCATATTTGCTCTGCGCCAATCATCATCGATCCAAGGCTTATCAAAGCGCCCGATCGCAATCTGAGCTTCTCTGACTGCATTCGTCGCAATCGTGTTGAGACGGCGATTGAGCTCGTCTCCTGTCAATCCAATTGAATTAAGCATCGGTTACTCTCCTGCCGCCTAAAAAGATAAAAACGCGCACCTTCGAGCGACGGCTCTTCGAGGTGACGCGTCCAGGCGATCCGAAATTTCGTTTCGTCCTGATTTTCCAAAACCATTTGCTGAAACTGAGGATCATCGCCGAGCTCTGCCCTTTGCGATCAATCCAAAATGTGAGGCCACTGCATCGAGGCTTTCACATAGCCGGCCCATCACGTAGCCCTCAGATCTGGAGCTGCCGGAAACGTGCACACCCTTCCAGATCTTCGCGACCTCAGAAACAAACATCCCCTCGCCTGCTACGTTGACGAGAATTGAGTATCCAGCCTGACCCACCCCAGGAATGCTTGCAGCTTCGGCAAGCCACTTGTGTGCATCCTGCATACGTTCTGTGAGTGGATCTGCAGGCACGCCGCCATCAACTCTGATGCGGCTGTAATCGATCGCCTGCGAAGATCCGAGCAACGCTGTTTCGTAGTGGCGCCTAAACTCATCGCCAGCTGTTTTCTGATCTGGCGTAATCCTACCCTGATGCTCTAAATAACTCAGTGCGTGCTCTCGGACGTTGCGAACAACGGTCGTTTTCTTGTCTGTCTCATACGGATCAACAGCCTCGCCAATCACGAGCGTCTGCTGATACGAGCCAGCGAGACTGACTTTAGGCGGCTTTCGTCGCGTCATTCGATTTGTCTCTGATTGTGATTGGCAGCTTTTTAAAAAGGCTAAGCGGGAGCTTGATGTTAGGCTCTTGATCGTTTTGATTTGGCCTGTCTTTGCGACCAAAAACGCAGATCTCTCCAATTGACGGCGGCTCAGTAAACCGAGCAGCCCACACCTCACCCTGGCTATCAACAACCAGGCGAAACTCTAGGCCCGTTAATTTCATCAGACTTATGGCGCGCTCAATCTTGTTGAGGTTAATCGTGTAGCCGCCAAACTTTTGCAGATCTTGAAACGCGTGTTTGTGACAACCTTTGATCTCCACAAAACCTTTGGCCTTGTTTTCCAGACACATCACAAAATCGAGATTGTAGTGAGTTGGAAGCTTGCGCAGCTCAACGTCCCAAAGCGCCTCCAGGGCGTCGGCAATGGCGCGCTCTCGTTCCAGCTGTTCGGATGTTTCCTGTCTCATTTAAACACCGCACATCCCGTCACACTCTTGAAGAAAACCAAATTCGTTTTGGCCTTTTTCATATGAGGATCTCAAATCAACTTGAGACAAAGGAAGCAACGATGGGTGCATATACGGTTCAAACTTTAACCTGCCTAAACCGCCATTTTCTCGAATTTTGTGATCTACATAAATTGCATCTAAAAAACTTTCTGGATCGTTTTTTTTCATATCCATCCAGCCAATATTGTTGCGATATGGACAACCAATACAGGCGCTTTTTGGAGCAGACCATCCACGTTTAGCTAGCCAGATTTTACAATCTGTACGGCTCATTCGAGTGTCTATTAAAGGCCAACGATAAACTTGCCATTTATCGCGTGGGTCTTTCATCCGTTGTATTTCATCAGTTGAAATGCCAATCCATACCTCAACACTTTTCGGAGGTATTCGTTGTCCTTTTTGGTAACCTAAAAGCTCCCTTAATTTTCGAGCTATTGGAACTATTTTATATTCTTTGGTGCATTGACGGCGAGCCATTCCACCATTTTCAGTAAACCAAGGAACTGACGCAAACCTCTGTCCTGTTGTATTTGTTTGCGTTAAAATATCGTCTCGTATGTTTCCTGATGAAACAATATGGACAGGAAAAGGCAACATTTCTCTTAACCGTTGCAAATGTTCATAAACTGCTTTTGGCTCCCATCCTGTATCGGCAAAAATTGCACAATCAGGCATTGGGCCAATTTCACCATAAGCAGCCATCAGTGCTAGAGTTGTTGATTGGACGCCTGCGCCCAGAGAAATAACTCTCATCACGCCCACTCTCGCTGTTGCTTGCGTTTTTTCCAGTAGTCGTCTGCCGAAAGTAGATTGTCGGGGACGCTACGCAGATCTCGTTCTTTAGGCTTAGCAACGGCGCAGGGCTGGCCAGTAGGCGCGTCAGAGATCCAATTGAGCCAGGTGCGATACCAATCTAGCTTGACGCCGTTTTTTGAGCTCAGCGACCAATTGTGCATTTTCTCTGCCTGACGGTTTATCTCTTCATCGCTGAGCCCCTTGTCACGAGCTGCTTGGCGATAGTCGTCAGGTAATTTCCAATCGGTCGGGAGGCGGTGAGCGCGCTTGCGCGCACTACTAACCTTTAGGTTAGTACTATCTGTTTCTGTATCTGTATCTGGTCGTATCGTCGGCGTAACGTCACCGTAACGCTGCCGTAACGCATCATTATCTTCTGTCTTACCGCTCTTTCTTGCACGATATCTACGCATACGCTCGGCAGCAGTTGCGTCACTCTTATCGCTCTCGTATTGTCTTTTGTCCCAATTAGTTATGAATAACTCGCCGTTGCCTCTGGAGATTAAACCAGCGCTATCTAGAGCCACTAAAATCCGCTCAACTACGCCATCTTCAAAGTCCAAAATCGCAGACATAAAATCAGCATTACGGTAGCAAATACCTCTGTGATCGTCGTGAGAAGCATCTTCTAAGATGAAAGCCCATAACGCGATAACGTCACGCACCGTAACGCCAGCGTAACGCGCCGTAACGCGAAACTTGCCATCTTCAGTTGTTCCCTCATACCAGCGAAACCATTTACTCATTGACCGTCACCACCTGTCGGATCTGGCCAAACATCATCAAATGCTGCTAGGCGCTCTTCACGCTCCAAGTCGCTAAAGAAATCTTGTGAGGGATATTCTGGCGTGCCAACGCCTACCCAACGATAGATGCTGCCAACCGCGACATCTGGAAAATCTGGCTCGTGATCAAAAACCCAGCCCAAAACCTCATAACGGTGTCGATGAGCGTGCGGGACAAATTGGTAAATTGGCTCTTTCATCAAGCCCCCCAGTAAGAGTGAGGCGCTGGACGATAGGCCAGCTTGTTCTCAAAATGTCTGTATTGCTCAGCGATCGATGAATTGACGAGAACGAGCTCTTCCATCTTGCCGATAGCGTGAATAACCGAGCTGTGATCCCGCTTGTATGCTCTGCCAATCTGCGTCAGAGATGCGCCTGTGAGAGAGCGAGCTATGTAGTAAGCAAAGTGCCGAGCTAGAACCGTAGAGGAGTTACGCCTAGCTCCCATCATCTCAGCTTGTGTAATTTTAAAATACTCGCAAACCTCTCGCCGGATCTCGGCAAGAGACGGGATGCGAACAACTGGAGCTTCCGTTAAAAATAACTCAGGCGGCAGCTGATCGATTTGATCAACCAATCTGCGCTCAATTTCTGCCTCACGCGCTAGCCGTCTTTGTTCATCCATCCGCGCCTGTTGACGCGCCGCTAATTCTGCAGCTTCCTCAAGAGCTCGACGCTGTTCAATCTGCTGCTTAACGCTCGGCAATAAAACAAGATTAGGCTTTGTCGCGGCGCCCAGACGCTCCCGCCGAGCCTTGTGAGCTTCGTGCAGTTGTCTTTGGACGCTATTCATTATCATTCTTCCCAGTTTTTTTATTTGTTGAAATGATCCAGACAGTCGTTAAATCGCCCTGCCCTCGATCGATTGAAATATTTTCGCAATAGCGATCGTCCACGATGACATTGTGCTCGACGCAAAGATCCTCGATTGCTTTGATGCTATTAGAGAGATCCATCCGCGTTTTCGCTGGGACAGAAATTCTCATTCCGTAATGTCCAGCAACGTGAGGCGGGTTTTGTTTCTCCAACATCACGCCGGCAGCTGCCCGCCAGGCGATATACTTTTGAGATTTTACGCGCGCGGCTTTGCCGCCTCTGTTGAAGGCGATAAACAACTCATTCGTGGAAATTGGCGGCGGGAGCTGAAACATAGCTACCTTTGCTTGAGTTGCGCGCATTGAGATCTCTAAAAAGACCGAGGCAGTTCCCCGCCTCGGCTAGTTGTGGGAGGAAAGCCGCACATCCCCTGCGGCACGAGGAATTACTCCCCGACTGCTTTGCGTTTCCGTTCCCAACGCCAAAGCTGAATGTCTGCGGTATAACCGCGAGATAAGAGCTCTCTGGAAATCAGCGGAAATGTGTGTGGAGGAAAACTGTTTGCAACACGCCAGTTGCCAACGGCTGTGTCGCCAACGCCCAGGAGCTCCGCTGTTGCGCGAGTTCCTCCGAGGGTTTTTACAGTTTCGGAAACGGTGAAAAGGTGATTTGGCATAAAGCCAAAAATACCACTTTTACTGGTATCGTCAATAAGTAGTTTCCGTGGTTTGCTATCCACAAATAATGGTGTAAACAATTTATTAATGAGCAACTATGGATCAGTTCAGATTGGCGCGAGATTGCGCGCCCTAAGATTAGCCAAGGGTATAAAAACTCAGGGGCTAATGGCTAAAATGATTAGCTCTGACACTAATCGTTACAACAATTGGGAAACAGGTTTTCATTTGTTGCCTGTCCCGTTTGCAATTAAAATATGCGCTATAACGGGCTCGACACTTGATTATATATATAGAGGCGACAAATCCGGCTTACCTTTGGGATTAGCCACCTCTATTGATGATCAACAATCTGCTGAGAAAAAGACAGATTAATTTTTTTCAGTTTCTGGAAAAAGATATTCCTGCACTAGTTCGTTCAAATAACTTTGAACCACCATTGCATCGCCCTTATCCTTAGGAAGAAGGGCCGCTAACTGCATCGCTATCAATTTGAGATCGGCGTTAGGCATACACTTTGGGG